CCCAGCCCGCGCCGGTGATCGAGGTGATCTCGGCGAAGGCCTTGGTCCCCGCCACCGTCTCGCCCGCGTTGGGCGTGAGGGTCTCGGTGATCGTATTGCCGGCCAGGTCTTTGCCGACCACTACGATGGTGCCGTTCGTATCCTCGGTGTCCACCGCGGTCTGCGTCACGGTGACGTTCCGGGCGCCGACGTCCGGCGCGGTATGCGCCAGCGTGTACGCGCCGACTTTCATGTCTACCGACGCGACGAACCAATCCACGTCATCCACGACCGGCGAACCAGGCGAGTACATGACGCCCGTACCGAGCGTCGTCAGCACGCCTGGTACGTCACTCTGTGCCTTGCGCGCGCCACTCTGCCAGTTCGTGTTGTAGGGGAACAATGTCGCCATGATTCCCTCCTATGCCGTCAGGACGGCGAACGGCAGACGGGTTGCCGCAGTCGTGTTGATCCGGTTGATCGGATTCGGCAGTGCGAAGCCGAGCCGCATGACCGCCCGCAGGGCCACCATGTCCTGCTGTGCCAGGTTGTAAATGATATTCCCAGCGGCGTCCTGAATCACGGCCTCGGTGAGCACCTTGTAGGTGATGTCCTGGCGGAAGGCGTAGACAAGCTGATTCCACTCGCCGGAGAACATCCACGAGGTTGCGTCCACAATGGACCCGTCAGTCGGGAAGTAGATGGGCGCGCCGTCCAGCTCATAGCGGGTCGAATCCTGCATCGAGCGCACGAAGATGGGCTGACCGTTGATGTCGCGCACGTTGCGCAGCCGCCCGCGCATCCCGACGCTGGCGATATGGCCGGTTGCCATGAAGCCGTCAGCCTCGAGCGTCATCAGGAGACCGTCAACGCCCGCGTTGGTTTCGCCCATGATGGCTTCGTACAGATCGGCATAGTTGGCCGCGGAGACCACATGACCGGCGGCAGTGGCGCGGGCGAACAGGCCCGCGGCTCCGAGCGCCGTCGTCCAGGAAGCCGGAATGTTCGTACCGTACAGGACGGCCCCGGTGATGGCGACGTTGAACGCCTCGGACAGCGCCGGCCGCACTTCGTTCCAGATGTCGTAGTTGGTATCGTCCAACACCGCTTCAGGAACCGGCACAATCACGGCCAGCTCCTCCGCGGTCAGCGTGACAGACGCCCAATCCAGGTCGGTCGTCTGCTTGAGGCCGGTATCGCCGTTGACGAAATAGGCCGTCGCCAGCGCGTTAGCTACCGGAATCGTCCGCTGCGAGGTGGACAGATTCGGCAACCGCCGCGCCAGTTGCAGCAAGGGATTCATCGTCGCGACGCCCTTGATGATGTCGGTCGCGATTTCCGGCTGAATCAGCGCGGCTGCGTCGGTTCGGGAAATTACTGAGTTGAAGGGCATTTGTTCTGCTCCTTAGCCGCGTCCGGCGGCTCTGCGAATCAAGGTGTTCATGTCCAGTTTCGGCGGCTGGTTCGTCCCGGCGCCGCCGTCAGCACTGCCCGCGCTCGGCTTTCTGAACAGTTCCGGCGCGAGCTGCTTGAGCGTGTTCCAGTCCGGCTTGCCGTGCCGGTCAAATAAGTCATCTGTGACAGCCAGCGCATACGCGGCCTTAGCGTTGGAACAACCGATTTCGGGCCGGATGGCATCGGCCATGAACTCCGCGCGCCGTTCAGCCTGTTCCAATTTCTGCGAAGCCTCCGAAAGCTGCTTCTCAAGTTCGCTGCCCTTTTCGGCCTTCGCTGCCAAGTCCTTGATTTGCTTGGTCAGATTCGTCCGGTTGGTCCGCTCGGTAGCGAGCGCCGATTGCAGATTGGTCATGCGCGCATCAATGAGACCCTTGATCTGTTCATCCTGCCCGGCGTACCACGTCTCAAACGACGGCGGATCGGCCCTCTGTCCCTCTGGCGTCGCGCCATCGGGCAATTGAGCGTCGCCGTTCCCGGAACTGTCAGGCATCGCGCCTGCGCCAGCCCCGGTGTCTGCCATTCGCGGCATCGCACCGCGCCAGTCGTGCCTAAACATAACGCACTCCTTCTGTGCCAAACATGCTGCGACCATCATACGCTATACATAGTGCAGTGCTGTCACCTATCCGCACGCCGCCCAACAAAAAAGCCGTGCGCAATCACGGCTTTTTTTATGTCACATCGGTGGGGGAAAACTACCCGTAGAACTCGCCTGCCTGTTCCGCGCCCAATATCTCCTTGAGCGACCGCGCGTAGTGCGTCGCGCCCCATTGAGACGAATACCGAATCCCGATAAAGTCTTCGAGCCGCACCTTGCCAGCCTTGTACGCTCGGTATGCCGCGGGGCCAAGTATCCTCTCTTGCTGTTCCGGTTTCAGCAGCGCGAACCGTGCTACACCGTTTTCGATAGGGGTGAACTCTTCATCCATGTCTATACCGAGTTCCCGCCATGTCTTTGTCAACGGTGCTGGCGCGCAACGTCCGTTCGGATGATCCGCCATGCGTTCTGTGACCGGATGTACCGTGCCGTGCAACGCCCAGCACGCCGCGCACGTTCGTGGCGAGTGGGCCGACATCCATATCCAGCCGCCGATGATGTCCGTGTTCGCTTGGTAGTTGCGGTGGGCCGCCTCCCGTTGCGCCCGGTTGATCTCGGTTCTGGCAATCGTGAGTAGGCGTGCAAGGTTGCCGCCCGCGACCGCGCGCACCGCCCGCGCAATGTCTCTAGGATTCTGACCGAGAAGGAGACCCTCGAGTAACGCTTGTTCCAGCATCGGCCCGAGACGCGCGGGCAGACTGGCAAAGAGAAGTTGTAGCGGTGAACCGGAACCGGAAAAACCGATCAGGTCTTCAAAGGCCCGCTTCGGCAGTTTGGCGAACGTACTCCGTAAGCCAGGGTCCAACGCACTCAATTGCATCTGCACATACTCAAGCGTCTGTTCCTGTGCCGCCGCGATGACGGCCCGCTGTGCCATGCGGGTCTCGACATCGGCCAATGCTGCCAGCCGGATTACTTCATCCTCGAGCTGGCGTCGGAGCGTACGCAGCCGTTCCGCCTGGAACGTCACGAACTGGCTGGGTATGAACTCTACCCCTTGAGACAGCGCAAAAGCCTTCTCAGCTTCGTACAGTTCAAGCAGCTTGTCCAACTCGCCTTGAAACCTATGCCATGCCGTACCGTAGGCGCGCAACAGCCTGGATGTCGCGGCGACTTCCTCCCGCATAATGTCCCGCTGGAAGCGCGCCGCCGCATCCTGCATGTCACTGCCGAGATTATGTAACTTGCTGCGCGGAATCATGGCACAAGTTCCCCTTCGACCCGCAACCATACCGAGCTACACCAGCCCGTTACACCCGTAACGTCTTGTACGAGATACCAGTCACCGAGGGAAGCCCAGACGATGACGCGGGTGTCGCGCGCGAACTTGCCGACAATGCCAGCTTCGACGCTCGGCTCCGCGCGCACGTTCAGCGTGTCAGCCATCGTCACCGCGCGGCCCTTCGCGCAGAACGGCCATTCCAGCGGGTTATACCGCTCGGTAAACGTTGCGAGAGGTGCCGCGCACATTACAATGCCTCTTCAGCATCCGGCCGGCGGCAACCTCCGCCTCCAGATGCACTTGCGCCTGCGCATAGGAGATGTGCATTTTGTTCGCGAGGTCGGTAATCACGACATCACGTTCCGGGTCATAGGGCAACACCTCGTACCGTGAGGCAATCAAATCGAGTACCCGTTCTGCTTCGGTTAGCGTCACAGTTCCTCCATCGGTAAGCGCATCTGCGCATATGCCGCTTCTATCCGGCGACAAGCAATATCAAAATAATTCGGGTCAATTTCCACGCCTACAAATTTACGCCCCGTCTGCACGCACGCCACCCCGGTTGTCCCGCTGCCCATGAACGGGTCGAGAACGGTTTGCCCTGCGTCAGTGAATCGCTCAACAAATGGATGTGTCACCGCTACTGGTTTCTGCGTAGGATGAGCCGCCTGAACCGTTCCAGGCTTTAGAACGCGCTCGCTTGCAAAACAACCAGCGACCGGGAACGGAACTTCTAGCACCTGGCTCCGAAACTCTTTAGCCCTTCCATTCGTCGCCTTTGGGTGTTTCATCCATACAACGAACTCGCAATCCCATTTCGGCGTGTTGCGGCAATTTGGCGGAGCGTTCGGCTTTTTCCAGACAAAGACGGCCCCCATCTGCATTGTGCGTTCTAGTTCGTGAGACAATCCACCGAGCATGTAGGAGTTGCAGAACACCACAAAGTGCTTTGGCTCTAGCCGGAGAACGGCTTCCACCCAATCAAGCGAGTAGCCCCACGGTTCACCAACACTAAACGACTCGCTTTTTGCCTCCGTGACACCATGCCCTCTGATCGGAACGGTTCCGCCGCCGCCTCTCATTTTGTACGGCGGGTCCGTCACCACGGCATCAACCCCGGTCAGCGTCGGCAGCACCTCCAGGCAATCGCCCAGAATGAGCCGACAATCGCCGATCACCTCTTCTCTCATAATTCCTCTATCGCATCCTGTTCAATCGGCAACGTCTTGACGAAATCTACCGCGCAGCCGTCTTTGATGACGACACAGACCATGCCGATACTGCTGAGTGCGTCCGCGGCGCGCAGGTACACATATTCGTCTTTCAACTTGAAACCGGGCAGCAGATAGCCAGTCAAAACAGTTTCACCCGCATAACTTTCGACCGTCCGTCTGAGGTACGTATGCCGGTGGGCGCGCATCACATACCGAGCAACCGGGCTGCCAGCTTCGAGAGCCGTGAAGTACAGCGACCGCAACCAACTTTGAAAGGCATTGCCGTACAACCAAGCCCGCGATCCCGGCCCCGCGCCCGGATGATGCGCCACGTCGAAGAGCACGCCATCTACCCGGCCGCGCCAGCGTTCCTGCGATAGCCGGCCATCTTCTGTGTTGTCCATCACCCGGCGCGCGATACGTTCAACACTCGCCGCGCCCGGACCGTCGTGCGCGGGACTGCCCGTTATCCAGCGCATCTTGTCGCCGCGCGTGAACTTGACGCGCGCCAGTCCCTCTTCCAGCACGCCGACGGCCATGTCTTCCTGTGTGTCAATCCGTGACGTAATCACTTGTGTCGTGTCATGGTGCAACCCTTCGATGAGGTCGCCCACCGTCACCACAACCAAACGACCTCCTTGTCGGAGGTCGTGTATCCAATCCCAACAGTCTAACCAGTGCGACCGTATGATGTGCTGCAGTGGATTCGGCGTAAATGGGTTGCCGTCATGCAGCGTCCAGGTTGCCGGGCAGACGGCGAACGGGTGTCCGACGTGCAAGTCGTTGAGGAAGGCGATAACGGTATGCACTACTGCCGCTCGGTATTACGCTGCTGCGGGGCCGGTGGGTCTCCCCGTTCAAACGCGGTCAAAAGCTGTTCGCCCAACGCCTCCTGTGCCGCCTGCTTCTCAGCCTGCATAGCTTCAATCTCCGACTCCGAGTAGCCGGCTTCGCGCAAAAGCTGCTGTTGGGATACACCGAGTTGCTGTTTCAACAGCAAGACTTCCACGAATGACCGCGTATTGCGCGGCGTCGGATCCAACCAGTTACACGACAGTTCCGCACCTTCGACGCCCGCCATACGCAGCGCCAGCGTCAGCGCGTCCTCCCAGACGTTGCCCCACGCGATTTGCCGGTCCCGGACCTTCGCCAAAAGCGGCTCTTCCGCCGTCTTCATCGCTTCACCGGACGGGTATTCCCCGGTCGGCATGAGATGGTGCAACGGGGTTCGGGATACCCGCGCGATCTCCATGCGAAACGAGTTCTGCACGTCAATGAACTGCGTCAGATTCGCCGCCTCGAATTGCCCGAAACGCGCATCTGGCGCGCCGACAGTCCAAATCCGGTCAGCGCCCGGTACGAACGGCGCGCGCGGGAGACCGGTCGTTTCGTCAATGTCAACCTCAATGCCTGTGACCCACCGTTGCGGCAGGGCCACGAACTCCATTGCGACCAGCATATCGGCAACGCTTTTGTTCAGGGCGTCTTGCAGCGCAACCACATCGGCCAATTCGGAGCGCCCTAGCGCGCCCGTTGCCGCATTGTTGGCAAAGTGGAACACCGGGACCGTATCATAGGGGTTCGGCAAGGGCCACGGTTCACCCGGCACCTCGAACGGCTGAAAAGCACCGGAACTCGTTGGCATGGGAGGCGTGTAACTGGTCTCCGTGTACGACGGCGGCAGAGTCGCGTATTTCTCAATCCGGTCCCGGTAGTACAGATTCAGGCGCCAGCGTTGCGCGTTGTCCAACCAGACTTTGCCCGCCTTGATGACTTCGCCGGGTCGCTCGGTATCGTACTCGACACAACACGCCGAGCCGTTGTTCGGGTACAGGCGCGGCCCCCAACCGTCTTCCGGCCAGACAATCAGGTAGGCATCGCCGGAGCGCAACGCCTCAAGATGCACTTCACCCGAACGTCTGTCCATGCGATTCGCGCGCCAGATGTCCCACGCAGCATCGGCAGACGTTTCGTCTGCGGCTTTCTCCGGCGCGAAGCCTGTTACCTGGAGCCGGTCAGCGACCGTATCCACAACCGCCGGACACAGGTTGTCCGCGAAGGCTTTCAGCAGCGAGCCGAACGCACTTCGGAACTTGTCGGTCGCAAACGACAGCTTGTGCGCGCCGTTGTAGTAGTTGGTGTAGGTCGTGTAATCCAGCGCCCTTACGGTCAGGGTATCGAGTACCCATTTCAAGTCGTCAATCATGTTGCCTCACCATGTCACCAGCTTGCGCGGCCTGCCGGCCAGCATCGCCAGCCCGCCGGAAGCCGTGTCCACTTGGTCGTCATGAGTCTTGCCGTCGCCGGAAAACGCCGTCAGTTCGTCCAGAAAGCTCGGTATCCACGGGCCACGGACTAAAGCCACTTTCCCCTGTTCGGCCCGCGCCGACAGAGGTAGGGCGCGTGATAACTTGTCCCGGTCAACGTCGATGCCCTTGATGGTCGTGCGCAGCAAGTCCCGCCGGCGCATAAGCGTTTGGAGCGCCGCGATACCGTGTAGCGCCTTCTCAATGCCGTGGGTCGTGTTCGGCTCGGCAAGCGCCGTCTGCACGATGATGCGCTCCTGGTCCGGCCATTCCCATTTGCCCCGTACCATGTCACGGAGGTACAAGGTTCCGTCTGTACCGAGCGCACAGGCGACGGAGGCGGTATAGTCGGCACTCTCCTTGACGGACGCGGCCAAATCCCAATACCGCACCCAGCGCAAACCTTCCGGCGCGCTTTCGACAATTCTGAACCAGTCCCGGCGGAAAACGTTACCGGCCAGCTCCACAAACTCGCCTTCCAACTCCTGCGCGGCGAACTGGCTGGGATACTGCGCGCGCAACGTGTCCGCGAAGTCGCTCGGTAAGAAGGGGTTGTCGCCAGTCTTGGCATGGAAGAGCGCCGTGTTCGGCTTGCCACAACCAAACGTGTCATACGTCCAGTGCTGCCGGCCGCGCGGCGTGAACGTGGCGGAAAGCCAGCCCTGTTCGCCGCCTTCGCGCAGACACGCAATGATGATGGTGTAGGCGTCCTGCGCCATCAATGACGCTTCGTCGAGCCATGCGCCGCTAAGGTTCGGGCCACGGGCGCGCTCAGGATTGTCTACGGACCTGAAAATGACCTCTGCCCCGTTACCGAGCGTGACACGCATCTCCGTCTGGTTGTACTTGCGGATAAAGCGCATCTGCGCAGCCATATCCAAGAAGCTGCGCCAACTGGAATCGCGCAGCATCGGATATGTGGGCGCGTAGACGCCGTACAACCGGTCATCTTTGGCGCGCAACAGGAGGTCGAGCGCGCCCACGTAACTCTTACCGGCTCCGCGCCCACCCACGAAGCCCCGGTACAATGCCTCACTGTCCAGAAACGCTTGCTGCGCTTCATGCACGTCAACGCGCAGCGTCATCTTTCCTCACGACGCGGGTTACAATCTCAAGTGAACCTTCCTGGTTCACAGTCACATTGTCGCGCAACACTCCGAGCGCCTTACCCAGCTTCTCAAGCGCCGCTTGTGCGTCGTATAGCTCTACTTCCGTGCCTTGCCGGGTGAACCGGACCTTCTTCACGAGATGCAGCTTACCGGCGCTTTTGGCCGCAGCCAGGTCAATGGTTGCCCTACCCGTTGTCGGGTCAATGGTTACGAAGTCGCTCATGTCGCTGCGTGCGTGCTCGGTAAGGCGCTGCAGCACTTCGGCCGGCTTAATCTGGCGTTCGGAGATGCGCCGCTCTATCTCAGCTACGATTTCTGGTTTTTGTAGGTTTTCCTGCCCAATCTTGCCCGCCGTCTTCAACGAGTAGCCTGCGCGCCGCGCCGCCTCACTTGCGTTCCAGCAATTGAGGTACTCGGTCACGAACTCCTCTTGACGGCGATTCAACGACATATCTATTCTCCCTAGCGTCAGAATATCATTGACAGTGTGCAGTGCTGTCACTTTCGCAGCGTCGCCAGATACGAGTTTCATCCTGATAGATGGGCAAAACCCGACTGATACGCCACATCAACCGCAAAGTGCTGTTTTTGGACAACCCCGTTAGCTTGGCAATCTCTTTCGTGGACAAAGCCACGCCGAAAGCCATGTACCACGCGACAAGGGCAACTCTCTCCGAGGGCGTCTCTGGCATTGTTGGCATCCTGACTCCTATGGCAGCAACCGGGCAAGCTGGAAGATGGCTTCCCGATTGTTCAGGCCGCACAGCCGGGCATACAGGTTGATCACGTCCAGGGGTTTCGACGTGCAGCCGGCGAAACAGCCACACACCTGGTCGCGCGTATCAATCCAGAAGGATGGATCCGCGTCGTCATGTAACGGACACGGACAGCGCAGCCAGCGGCCGTCAGCACTCGTGCGCTCGGTATGACTCAGGAAGTCAGTCAGCGACCAATGCTTTTTGATGCGCTCGACAAGCTGCCCGGTGATAGCAATGCCCTGGTCAAGCATCTGCCAGGGGTCCGTAATGCTGGCGCTCGGTATAGTCGGGGTTACAACGTGCTGCGGTTGTTCGGCTTGAATCAGCAAATTCGGCGGCAGGATGTCGGAAAGGGTCTGCACCGTGGGGATAATCATACCGGGTTGCAGCGCCTTGTATGGCGCGCCGGATGGATGAATCGAGCCTTCACCGAGCACATACCCGTTGCGCGCCTTGACATCAATACCGGGCAGTTTACGGTTGCGCTCCGGTGTTGTCGTCCAGACGTAGACATGGACGCCGCGACTCGTTGACACTCGGTATGCTGCGCGCGCGACCCGATTCGCCAAAGACAACCGACCTTGTTTGGCCGTCCACCATTGCCAGCGGCGATACATTGTGTTGTCGTCGAAGTCAATCACCGTCAGCCCGCGCCAACCAGTGACGACGCCGATATTGTGAGGCGTCGCAAACCAATTGAGTAAGTCGCTCGGGGTAGGTAGCTGGGTCTGGTAGGGACGCCACGACCAACCTTCAAGCGGTTTCTTCTCGCGATGTTGCAGGGGTATCGTCGCAACCCCGAGACTGTAAAACTGTTGTGCCGTATCCAGTGGTTCCATGTCCGCTGCCTGTCTGAGTACCAAGAGTACCAACCTGTCCCATCATTGCATTAATGTAGCTATACACATTAATTAATTAACTCTTTATAGGTGGCTCGTTTAATAGAAGGATGGTACAGGTTGGTACTCATGGTACGTTTACAACGTGAGACACGCCTACATAGCCCCAAACCTTCTGGCCGTTGGCATTGTTGCGTTTGGCGCGTTTGTTGCCGAGCTTGGTCATAATCGCGCCGAGTGCCATGCTGTTCTGCCGGGTCGATCCGCCGCGCAGCCCGTTGGCTTCCAGCGTCGTCAGGATTTCTTCAGTGGCCGTCCATGCCGCGCTCGTGCCGTCGCAGCGGAAGTAGCGTTTCAGCAGGCCGTCCATTGGATCGTCCATCTCGTAGCGTTCGTTGATTTTGTTAGCCAGGGCTACTTCGTCCTGCGTTAGATTCCAGGACTCACCGGCCAGATACGCGGCGTTGGCTTCGGCCCACACCTGATGTGGGTCAATATCGGTCGAATAGGCCCAATTGATGCCTGTGAGACCGACAATCATAAAGCGGCGGTTGCCGGTCGGGTCGTTCAGCACGCCAGATTCGTTGTTGAATGTGCCGATGAAGGATGCGAGGGCCGGCTTCACCATGTCAAACATGCCGTAGGGCTTGCGCTCGACTACGTTATGTAGCGTGATGAAGTTCTTCAGCGCCTCGCGGTCAGCCTTGCGCGTTGTGTTGCCGAACTCGGATACTTCCCAAATCCACTTCGACGCGAGCCGAATGCGCACGTCCTTATCGTTCGGATCAATGCTGGCTTCGATGTAGCACTCCGGCAATACCGAGCCGAGCCACTTGACGAAATAACTCTTGCCCAGATTCTGCGCGCCGTCCAGTACCAGCACCCGGTTTTGGGCTGGGCCGCGCGCCTTCGCGACCGCGCCAATCAGCCAGCGGCGCAGGAACACCGGAAAGGCGTTGTCTTCGTCCTGGAAGTAAGACGCGAGCCGTGCGATGTGGTCTTCGCCGTCATATTGCAGGCCGTCAAGGTACTGATGTACCGGGTGATACCGAGCGTCGTAAGCTTCTGCCACGTAAGCATCCTCCATCACGTTCACAAACTCGAAACCCTTGTCGCGCATCTGGCGCCGGAGCTTCTTGGCGAGTGGGTCCGAGATATACGTCCATGTTCCGTTGACACAGACTTCCACCATGTCGTTAAGCTGGTTCATGCGGAAGGTGTAGCCGAGTTCAGCCAGCGTTGCGATGTACTCCGCACTGAGCGCCTTGCGCTTGCGCGCGACCTGCTTGTTCGTCTGCGCCTGCAATGCTTGGGCGCGGGCCAGCACTGCGGCATTCAGGGCGCTTTGCAGCGGAACCGACAGGTCCGCAATCGCCGTCATAAAGGCAATGTCGAGGTCTCCGGTTGGCGCGACTGACATAGCCGCGGCAATCGTGGTCCACGGTTCCGCGGCCGGCAGAGTGGTATTGCCAACCGTGCCGGAGGCTGTCGTCTGCGCGACCCATTCCAGCCCGGCGAGAAAAGCGTCTGGGTCCGCGTCGGGATACGCCTGCGCGATGACATCCACGTCCGGCGACGCAACGCCGGCGCTGCTGAGTTTCGCTTGCAGTTCGGTCAGCCATTGGGTTTGCGTTTGGGTCGTGGTCATGGTATGTACGCCTGCCTGTTCTCGATAGCGGCACGCAGCACATTGACGGGCATATCCGACCAGCGTTTCCAATGCCGCGTTACACCTGTAACAACGGTCTCTGCGGCGTTGGACGCGTCATCAGGTGTTACGACATGCACCGTGTAATTTACGCTCACAGTGAGCGTTTCTGGCGTGTCTGACGCCAGCATGACCACCCGGTCGGCATTGCCAGTGCCGATGCGCCATATCCGCGCATCAGAGGTGACAGCCTCCAACGCTTTCGACACGTCCGGCGCAAGCTCCCCCCGTGATACCGAGCGCCGCAACTCGTTCTTGCGCTCGGTATTGAGATGTCGGCCGCCGGCCTCATACTGCGACCACCAGGACTTGTGGACGGCGGTTTGGATGAGGGTGCAGAACTCTGCTAGGGACCGGCCGCGCCGCAACTCCTCGTAGATGTCGCGGTAGTCCTGGTTCGTGAGGTCGTCAAGGCGGGTTTCCGGTGTCGTGACAGGGGTAACGCTGGTCATACACCCTCCAACATCGCCCGCTGCGTATCCTGGGCTTCGGTCAGCATACCGAGCAACGCGCGGAGTCCGTCCGCGTCCAGCTCGATACACGCCGCGCCGTGCCAAATCAACACCCTGCCATCCAATGTGACTTGTACTGTGATTTTCATGTGTGCCGCCTAACTTATGTCGATTCCTACCCCCTCCCCCGCCGTGTGTCGTGTGTGTCGGCTGTCAAACAGCAGATTTTGACCACAGACAGGTAGGAGTAGGGGATTACTTACGGACTTTCGCGGGTTCCAGGAACAGCGCGGTGGCAACGATAGCCCGCGCCTCATCGTGGGTTTTGAGCAAGCGCACGCCTTGCTTGTGGTCGTTCTGGTTCTTCCACCCGACGATCCCGATATTCGGCTGGCGCAACGTTCGCATCCGATATTCAATCTCCGCGTCGGTGAAACCCGTATCTCGGAGTGTCCGATAGCCTGTACCATGCAGATACAGCATGTCCACGAATTTAGACATGCGGGCTTTCTCTTCCTCTACCTTACTCAAGGATTTACCTGTATTCACTGTGACCATGTGCGGCCGTTCAGGTTCACCGCCGCCGGGCAGATCGACACCCCAGATCGTTTCAAGCTTTTGGATGGTGGAATTGATAACGGTACGGATGCCCCAGGCCCAGACTGCCAGTGTTGTGATGAGACACGGAATGCCGAACAACAGCAGCCAGCCGCGGGTGTCCAGGAGATCATCCAGGCGGAACAGCAACGCGAGCAGCACGATGATGCCTCCGACCAACACCCCGCTGATGATGGCCCAGGCGAACGGCACTCCGGCGTCACTGGCGACGGTGAGTGCGCGGAACGGTTCCGCGCTTTCCTGTTGCGGCTGGCTGATGTTGTAATCCTTCATGCCTCAACCTCGTATTGATTAGCTACCTGTGTCAGTCTGGAGCGCAGTTGTGCCGAACGCTCTTCATCGTAAGCCAATTCTGCGGAGTAACGTTCCAGCGCGGCGAGGTGGTCACGGTTCGCGGCGTCAATCTGGCGTTCCACCCGACGCAGCCACTCGCGGAAGACCACGAGTAGCAGCATCGGGACAGGCACGAGCAGCCACAGATAATCAGCCATGTGTGATGGCCTGTTCGGAGTGCGGCTCGGCTACGATGCGTAGACCCAACAGCGGACACAGGGCCGCGAGCGTTTTGGCGGCCCCCCGTCGTTCAGCCGGCGGCATATCCTGCGCGAGCATGGCGACGCCGGCCAGCACGCCTGCAAGGTCCTCGGGAAACCAGACCCGGAACACATCCATGCGGCGTGTGATGCGGTACATCATGCGTTGTCCTCATTGCGCTGCGCGTCCAGCCACTCACCAGGTACGACTGTGCCGCCCTGCATACTGTCCTCGCTCCGCAGCACGAGCATGACGGGCACAGCAAATGCCTCGGCACAGAGTATGACGCCGACAATCCCGACGCCCGCGGGCAGCAGCCACAGGCAGGCCAACCCGCACAGACAGAACAGCAGGCCGAGTGCTGCTAGTGTTTCACGAAAGCCCGGCGACGGGTGTTGCCGGTCGATGGTATATGGTTCTCGCACCTTACCCCCTTTTGATATAGTCTACGAACTTGCCCCTAGCGGCGCGCCGGTTGCGCAGCCGCACCTTGAGGTCGTAATGCACCCAGGCCATGAACGCCAGCCACAGGCCCAGGGTAATCGCCGCACCCGCCACGTAGTCGAGCATCAGCGCCACAGCCGCCGCACGCCGGACAGTCGATAACCGTTGACCGTGGCCTGGACTGTCACCGACTGGCCCTCGTACAGCCCGCGCCCGATGATGTAGCCAGTGTAAGGGATGCCGTCATACTCGACTGTCACCCCTGCCGTGCAAATGCCGAGCCAGCAGTCCACGGCAAACAGCCGCG